GGCGGGAAGTATTGGCGGGCCTTGATAATCCCCACAAGCCGCAATAGCTTTGTAGCCAGGAACACGGCAGCGGACGCTGACAAGGCCGATAGATACCGCAAGGCGGGGGAAATATCAATCTTCAACGTGAAAGCCCTTCACAACGCAGAAAAGCGGCCTGTTTTCGTGACGGAAGGGGAACTGGACGCGCTTTCGATCATAGAAGCTGGGGGCCTTGCTTGCGGCCTGGGCAGCACCAGCAACACAAGGCAGCTAGTGGAACACCTGACCGCAAACCCCACAGAAAGCGCCTTGCTGCTTGCCCTGGACAATGACGAAGCCGGACGGCGGGCCACAGAAGACCTTGAAAAGAAGCTGACAGAAGCCGGGAAAAAGCCGGGAATTGACTTTGAAGCCGTGACCCTATACGGCAGCGCGAAGGATGCAAACGAAGCCATTTGCGGCGATCCTGACGGCTTCCGGGCCGCGATCCAGGCAGCGGAAGCGAAGCACAGACCCGGCGCGGCAATGGTACAATCCTTCTTCCAGGCGATCAGCAGCCGGAAATATGAGCCAATGCCCACGGGACTAGACCCCCTGGACGAAGTAATAGGCGGGGGCTTCCTGCGGCAGACCCTTGTCATGATGGGCGCGGCCCCCGGCATGGGCAAGTCTTTCTTCGCGCAGCAGCTTTTTGAAGGCATGGCACAGAAGGGCCACAACGTCCTTTATTTCAATATGGAAATGAGCCGGGAACAGATGCTAGCCCGCAGCTTTGCCCGCATTGCTAGGCAGCGGGAAGGGGCCGAAATGACCGCTATAGACGTGCTGCAAGGCTACAGATGGACAAGCGCACAGCGGGCCATAGTAGAACGCACAGCAGCGGCCTACACAGCGGAAATAGCCCCGCATATGGCCTACAATCCAGGCGGCAGCACGGCGCAGCTAGACGCGATCCTGGATCAGATGAACAGCGCAGCGCAGCGGGCCACAGATGCCGGGAAGGAAGCCCCGCTAGTTGTCATTGACTATTTGCACCTTCTGCGCGGGGATCAGCGGGAAGACGTGCAAACAACCTTAAAGCGGGCAATGGACGCTTTCAAGGGCTTTGCAATGAAAAATAATACAGTTGTCTTTGTTATCCTTGCCTTCAACCGGGACAGCAACAAGGGCGGCAAGGTGAACCAGGAAAGCGGCAGGGACAGCAGCGCTATTGAATACGGCGCGGATTTGATGCTGGGCCTTAACTTTGCGAAGGTGGAAGACAACCAGGACAGCGAACTAGCGGAAAAGATACGGGAAGCAGCACAGAAGGAAGGGCAGAAGAAAGGGCAGACGGATTATAGACTGAAAGTCTTAAAGAACCGCTTGCAGGGCGGTACGGGAAGCATTGACCTTGTGTTTTCCGGGAAGTATGGCTTATTCCTTCCTAGGCTGGACACAAAGACCGGGATGCTGCTAGTAGACGAACCTTTCCCGGAAGATGTTGTAACGATCAGAACAAAGAAAAGATAGTGGCAAGCAGGGCAGATGTATAACAATCTGCAAACCGCTTGCGCGGGGGCCTGGGCTTGAAGCCTGGGCCTTTTTTTGTATGCACTTGAAATCATTTGCTAGCAGATGCGATCATATGCCTTCAAGGCTACTTCAAGTTATACTTGTAATTTTGGATAAGAACAAGATACACAAGAAGAAGATTGAATATCAGCTACACAAGTAGTATAATAAGCATGAAAAGAAAGGGGGCTTCTGATGTATAACCGATGGGTGCAATACTGGGCGAATAGATACCGCTGGGCCATTGAAAGACGGCAAGACCTGGACATGGAAGACTTGCTGCAAGCCGCCAGCATGGGCGAATACATAGCAAAATTGAAGTATGCCCCGGAAAGGGGCACGTTTTCTACTTTCAGCGCTTTCTATATCCGAAATGAAATCCGGGATTTGCTGGGGATCAGAAACGGACGCTTGCCCCCGGCGATCATAAGCCTTGACGAACCTATAAGCGAAGAAGGCGAAGATACGCGCCTGGATATGCTGGAAGACAAGACCCTGCCGGACAAAGACGAAATAATGCAGGACAATGAACGGCGGGAAGGTGTGCGGGCAGCTATTGACCGCTTGCCGGATCAGCAGCGGGAAGTCATGCGGAAATACTACCTTCAAGGCATGGGATCAAAGGCAATAGGGGAAGCAATGGGCCTGACTTCCCCGCAAGTGCTGCATATCGTAGAAGCAGCACGGCGGGCAATGCGGAAAGATAGGCTTCTGCGGCAGCTTGTGGAAGTGGAAGCCCCTTATTATATCCGCGTAGGCGTGAACACGTTTCAATCTACACGGACAAGCGCGGTTGAACTAGCTTACCTGATTTTGGAACGGGAAAAGGAAAGAATACAGCGCAGCATAAACCGCCTACAAGAACAAGATGCACAAGAAGATTATTGCAAACAAGAAGAAAAAGTGGTATAATAAGAACAAGAAGAAAGGGGGTGAAGGCGTGATTCTTCGCAAGACGGACTTCAAGGCAATGGATGCAGAAAACCAGGCACGGCAAGCCCGAAATGCTTATGCGCGGGCATGGCGGGCAAAGAACCGGGACAAGGTGAAAAAGTACAACGCGGCCTATTGGCTGAAAAAGGCGGCACAGAATGGGGAAACAGCAACAGCGGAAGGGCGCTGACGGCGAAAGGGAACTAGCTTCTATTCTTCAAGGCAAGGGCTACCAGGTGCAGCGCGGGGGAAGCCTGACTTATGGGACGATCCCTGACCTTGTGGGGCTTCCTGGGGTGCATATCGAAGTCAAACGGCGGGAAAAGCTGGACTTGCTGGGCGCGATCCGGCAAGCAGAAGCAGACGCAGCCCGCTTCCGTGACGGACGGCCCGCAGTATTCCACAGAAAGAACCGCAGCCCGTGGCTTGTGACAATGACCCTGGAAGAATGGCTATCCCTATACGAAAAGGCGCTTTTCCTGGGAATAACAGGGAAAAAGGGGGTGAAGACGGATGCTAACACAAAAGATGCAGAAGGCGCTTGATGCGCTTCTTGTGTCAAATACGCGCACAGAAGCGGCGCAGCGGGCAGGGGTGGACGTGAAGACCCTGCGGGGATATTTCAAGAAAGAAGAATTTCTGGAAGCCTATAAAGAAGCATTTGCGGCGAAGGTGGACGAAGCCACGCGGCAAGCACAGCAGTCTTTATCCCCTGCCCTTTCCACGCTTGTGGAGATCTGCAAAGACCGGGAAGCGGGATATATGGCCCGCGTGTCTGCATCTAGATCTATCCTGGAATACGGCTTGAAGCTGGGCGAACACAATGACCTTGCGGCGCGTGTCGCGGAACTGGAAAGGCAGACAGCGGAAGAATGAACTTCACAGAAAAGCAGCTAGAAGCGATCCGGGAAGCGGACGGGCATAGATGGGCGATCAAGGCGGGCGCTGTTCGCAGCGGGAAATCCTTTGCAGATGTGGCCTATACAATCCCCTGGAATATCCGGCAGCGTGTCGGGAAACCTGGGCTAGTTGTTATCCTGGGCAACACGAAGGGAACCTTGCAGCGGAATATCATAGCCCCGCTTCAAGAACTGTTTGGGGCGCGGGCCGTGTCGGACATAAGGGCAGACAACACGGCAAGCATTTTCGGGGAAACGGCCTTCTGCCTGGGCGCTGACAATATCCGGCATATTGACAGGATCAGGGGCGCTTCGATCAAATACGCCTACGGGGACGAAGTGGGAACCTTTAACCAGGGCGTTTTCGATATGCTGAAAAGCCGCCTTGATAAGCCCTACAGCCGCTTTGATGGGACGTGCAACCCGGACAACCCGGCGCATTGGCTGAAACACTTTCTTGATTCAGATGCAGACATATTCCAGCAGCGCTACACCTTGGACGATAACCCCACGCTGCCCCCTGCCTTTGTGTCTGCCTTGAAGAATGAATATGCCGGAACTGTCCTATATGACCGCTATGTGCTGGGCTTGTGGGTGGCGGCAGAAGGTGCTATCTATCTGCCCTTTGTGAACGATCAGCAGCAGCATATCATAGACCAGGCCCCGCGCATTGCTTCCGCATATATCGGAATTGACTTCGGCGGCAATGGATCAGCGCACGCCTTTGTCTGTATGGGCTTTACATACCGCTTCCGGGAAATGATTCTGCTTGATGAATGGTATCACAAGGGCGAATTGACCCCGCAGCAGCTAGAAGCTGCCTACCTGGACTTTGCAGCGAAGAACGCGGCCCGCTATCCGCTAGTTGAAGCCCTTGCGGACAATGCGGAAACAACGCTTATCAGGGGCCTACAGGAAGCGGCCTACAAGGCGCAAAGCGTCCCCGTCTATAAGTGCTTGAAGAAGCCTATAAAAGACAGGATCAACACGGAAATAAGGCTTTTTGCTTCCAGGCGCTTCAAGATCATGCGGCATTGCGTCCACGCTATCGGCGCTTATTCTGCGGCAGTATGGGACGAAAAGCAGATAGGCCAGGACGTGCGCCTGGACAATGGCAGCTATGAACTGGACGTATTGGACGCGGCAGAATATGCCTTTGAAAGTCAAATAGGCGCTTTGATTGATACAGACGTTTGGGGGGTGAGCTGATGAAGCCCCTAGAAGGCCGTATAACGGCCCTAGAACGGGCCAGGAAGAAACCCTTGCCATTGTATGCCCTGACGCTTTCAGACGGCACAGAAGCCCGCCTGGATGCCCTGGACGTGCATTTATACCTTGCCCGCATGAAGGCCGGGAAGGAACGGGCAATAACGGCAGCGGAAAAGATCAGCGGCAAGCTGCCAGCAGCCGGGACGGCCTGGGCAGACCTTCAATCCGAAATTAGCAACATAACTTGAACTAGAAAGGGGATGCAAAATGCAAGCACTTCTAAACTATGAAACCGAGATCAAGAAAGCCTTTGCGAAGATGGAA